GTTAAATGGCATATGTGTTTAAATCCTTTATTCTTATTTATTCGTTAGAAATGGGAGGATTTCTCCTCCCATCATTAGAATTGTCCAACAATCTCAGAAAATTCCACGCCAGTTCTGACAGCTACGAAATTCAATTGAATGAAATTGATAGATCTTGCTGGCTTAATATAGATATCACCAACGAATGAATTAGAATCAATTACTTGAGGAGTATTATTGGTTTCGTCACACACAACCTTGAAATCGATAATTCCTCTTCTACCTTGCACATCTCGTAGATAAGGTTCAACTAATCCAATAAATTGTGCTCTAGTAAATTCGTCGTTCAATTCAAATAGAGAGAATTTAGAAGCAGTTGCAATTGCCTTTTCAAGAACAATGAATAATCTACGAACATTGATTCTATCGAAAGCAGAAGGCTTAGAAAGAAGAGTCTTATCTCCATATAAGATAGTGCCTTGTCCTGGGAAAGTTACCACAGGATTGACGCCGATCTTATATAGATCATCTCTATCAGCCTTATCTGGATTGAATGCCAACTTCACAACGTTTTTGATATTTCCTCTGTTAAATCCAGCTGGCGAGAACCATGGATCGTTAGTTTGATCGGTTCTAGCACATAGACCAGCAATATCTGCATTTAGAGGAACCCAGCGGAATACATCATTGTACTTATCGTATTGATACTTCCAACCAGAATCAACAACAGCATAAGATGATGACAATTGTAGTGCATTTTTGGTTGTTGTTATGTCAGTTACTTCTTGTCCTTTATTATCTACAACATCTGATTTGGCTGGTGATAAGAACACAATAGCATCCTTTCTATTTTCTGCAATAGATTGGACTAGATAAGTTCCGACAGTAGTATTTGAAGATCCACCAATAATTAGATTTACGTCAATAGTTTCTGGATCGGCAAATAGATCATAACCAGCTTGGATTTCGCCATTAGTTAATGTATTTGCATCAACTCCTGCAGATAATGAAGCAGTTAGAGGACCGGATAGATCGAATGCAATACCAGTTGAGGCAGAACCCCAATCAACACCAACTGAAGGGTGATTAGTCCACCAGATATATTGTGACTTGGTATTGATTACATTTGCATAATAATTAGTTTCTCCGGATTCAGTCTTAGCATCAGAAGCTTTTGATAAGAAAGCATATTTTTCTAATACTGTTCCTGGCGTTCCAGTAAACGCACCATCTTCGTCAATAACAATAACATGCAATTCGTCATTAGAACCACCACGAGTAGATACATAATCAGAAGTTCCTGGTGTTACTGTAAATGCATTCTTATATGTCCAACTGGAAAAAGTTTGAGAGTCGCAAATTGAAACTTTCAGAGAATTTCCTAAGATTCCTGGATACTTTGCAGTCCAAGTACCAGCAGCTGAAGCTGAACCAGAAATATAATTTTGTTGATAATCAGTTTCATTCTTAATAATTAAAGTATTTGCAGTTGATGATGTGATAGAGAAATTTGTAGTAAATCCTGTAGCACCTGTAATACCAACTGTTGGAGCAGAAGTATATCCTGATCCTGCATTTGTCAGAGTTACTGCAGAAACAATTGCTCCTGTTGCACCATAAGATATAGTTGCAGTACCAGCAGCACCAGAACCTGCTCCAGTAAATGATAATGCAAAAGTTCCTGGTGCCATATTATTTGACACACCAGCATTTGCAATAGTCAATCCGGAAATACCAGAAGCGCCATTTGTTGCATTTCTAGCATCAGTACCAACATTTCTAACAACTCTTAGAGCATTAGAATATTGTAAGAAATTTGCTGCAGAAAAGAAAGTATCTGCAACAGTGTTATTTGGTTTAAAGAAAGTATCTATTAATTCAATTTCTGAAGAAATTGTTCTTATTTCTAAAACTGGGCCCCATTGGAAAGCGCCAGCAATTGCTCCAATTGAAGTTGCAACTGCAGGAACCGTAGTTGTTAAATCGATTTCAGAAACATTTACGCCTGGACTAAGCTGAAAAGCCATTATTTTTCTCCTTGTTGAGAGGTTTTTATTCTTTCGAATATATATTTCTAGTTATATTTATAAAAAAAGGGTTTTCTAAATTAACCAAGAATTATCTGCAGTTTCTTCTTCAGATCCAGTAGTAATTCCAGCAAAAGAATAGATTTCTTCTACAGATTCTTCCTGTGAATCGAAAAACGATTTTCTTAAATCAGAATTTGTTATTTCTTTAAAGAAAGATTGGTTTGTCGCCCAAGAAAACAACACTAAAGACATAACAAGATCATCATGTTTTCCTGCTTCTCCACCCCAAGAACCATGTTTATTAATAAATGAATATAATTCATTAACAATATCTTCTGTATAATTAATTAACTTATCTTCTTCAACAAGCGTTTTTAGAATAGAAGTACCCAATCTTTTCACTTGTGAAGTCATTTCAACACCGATTTTATTTGATTTTGAAAATGATGATCGTAATTCTTGTCCAGATTTTCCTGGAATAGTTGTGAATATATTTTCATATTCTAAATCCCAATAACAGGATTCTGCAACTGTTTGTCCTACTGTATTTCTTTCTATTAACAAAAATGCCATATTATATTTCTTTGCCAAATCAACAATGATATTCGGTAGAAGTATTGGTCTAGTTGTATTATCTTTAAATCTTGCAACTATTTTATATGGAATTTGTGTTGTATCGATAACAATTGCAACTGAATAATCATTTTCGACTCCTCTAGAAGAATCTACTGAAATTACATAATTATGATTTTGAATAGGTTCTTCCAAAATAATTAAAGAATCAGAATCTAATTTTGGTTTTTCCCAAGTTAGAGATTGCAATTTATATCCAGAAATTAGAGTATTCGAAGATCCAAGAAATTCATTTCCGAATTCTTGTCTAAATCCATGTTCTCCGAGTTGCGCAATTTGTAGATTCTTCCAAGATTCGTCTCTTCCTGGAACTTGATCCCAAGTTATCTCTGTCGGTACATAATCATTATTTCCATCTATAGCATCTTTCCACAATTTATGGAAAAGATTCAACCCATTTGGTGTAGATGAAATAATAACTTTTGTTGTTTCGCCCGATGAAATTGTTGGAATAACTGATCTAAAGAATTCTTCCGCATTATCTACGAAACCAAATTCATCTAGATAAAGTAACGAAACTGAAAAACCACGAATTGCGGATGCTGAAGTTGCAGATGCAATTATTCTAGAAGAATTACCCAATTCTACAGAACCTTTATTTAGAATTTTAACACCAGGTTGTAAGAAGAATGGTATTCGTTCGAAAGAAGCAACTATTCTTGCTAGAATTTCTCTTGCTACTGCAGCTTTATTTGCTAGAATTGCAACATTCTTATCAGGATTAAAGAATATATACCAAAGAATGAATGATGCAGTAGTAATCGTTTTTCCACTCTGTCTACTTGAAAGTACAATATTCTTTTTATTTTTATGGTATTTTTCTATTAGATCTTGTTGATAACCACGTGTTTTGAATTTCACGAATCCTCTATCAAGAGAATTAATCTCTACATAATTTTCTATAAAGTATATTGGATCCTGTGAACATTTAACATACTCTTGAATCTGTTCTGTGGTGTATTCTTCCGATAATCCAGATCTTTTTATTTGTGGATTTAGATAATAATTCTTATCACCTGTATTAAACATCTTCTTTTTGTCCTTTCAAGAACTTCTGTAATTCTGCAGTTGAACCGACGAAAAGATTATTCTGTGTATTATTCTGAATTTCTGGTTTAGCTTTTGTTTCTTTATTCTTGATTTCTACTAGTGTTTTTGCAACTTCTGAAGTCGTCTTAATAAGATTGGCAACAACTTCATATGCACGTGGTGATTCAGATGCTTTTGCAAATTCAATCAGATTATCTAAAGCATCTTGTGATTTTTCCATTAGATCACGATGTATCTTTTTTGCTGCTTCAATATCTTCATCAATATCTTCTCGTACTGGTGGGACGTTTTTAATGATATCTGATTGATTTGGTGTAGACTCTATATCGAAGATTTCATTCAATTTATCATCGATCATTTTATTCGCTCCAAGGAACGGGTTTGGTTATTAATGGCGGATTCTTCAAATTTTCAATCTGAGACACCAAACTTAAATCATAATTATCAACAGTTTCTTGTGTTAATTTGGAAATAGTCCAGTTAATTATATCATCTTTTGTTAAAGTTTCATAATCTTTAAAAGAATCTTGGTCAGGATCTGATAGAGATAATAAACCATAACAATCTATAAAATACTCTCCATCTTTTGCTCCTCTTCGCCATTCATAGGAAACCAATACATCTTCTAGTTCATCCAAACTTGGTTTGACTTTGAAGTTGCTGAATTGCCACGTAAAATTAATTGCCATATATTACCCTTTTAATGTATTTATCTCTTATAATAACTGTTTATTTTGTTCAGAAAGTTCTTTGATCCATCTAGTCGATCCTTGAATCAAAGGGGTTGAAGATCCAATCGTATGTGATAGCCATTAATTTCCTGCTTTCAGAAGGTCAATCTCTGCCTTCAGTTCTTGAATTGCTTTGACCAATACGGGGATCAGCTTGGCATCCGCCATGCCGTAGAATTCTTCAACAGATCCATCGTCTCGCTTTAGCTCGTTGCGCTTGATGACTGAATCCAGGTACGGAGTATCCGCAAGAACCTCCTTAACTTCCTGAGCGATGAAGCCAACCTGAGTGCCACTCTCAAAGTTGTGAATATCGTGATCCTTCCAGTTAAAAGTGACTGGATTGAGCTTTTCTATCACGTCTAAACCAGACTGCAACGAAACAACGTTCTGCTTGTATCGTCCATCAGAGGTTTCGATGGTTGCGTTAGTAGCAAATATCTGAGAGTTAACCTGGAGTTTGTATGATCCGTTTGAAGAAGTGTATCCAACAAGAAGGTATCCATCAGTATTAACACGCATCTTTTCAGAGTTATTCGTGTAGAACGTCTGGAAGTAATTGGTATCGCAAAAGAATTTTGTCTCGCCAGTCCCTGTGTTTGCCGTAACTGAAAAAACTTCTTGCGAGGTGGGGGAATACTGGATCGCAAAGCCGTCCGTCCCGGCAGTCCCTACGGAACCTTTCTTAGATGGACTTGTCGTTCCAATACCGACATTGCCAGAACTTGAGAATGTAGCAATAGCAGTGCCAGCAGAATTATTGTTGTTCCAGGTACCGCAGAATACATCCAAGCAGTAGTTTGCGCCAGTGTCCTGGCGAGGCTGTAATCTAGCCATGATAGTGTTTGTATATCCACCATTGGTGTTTGCATTCCAGGTCAGAGCCGCCCCACTAGTAGCAGTGGCATACACCATGTTAGTGCCAGCACTAAGAGTGACATCGCCGTCGAGGGCAGCGACAGCACCTACATGTAGTGTGGTTAATGGACTCGTCGTTCCAATACCAAACTTCCCATCAGAGTTAAAACGGCCTTTTTCTGCGCCGCTAACTAGAAATTCAACAGTAGATCCGCCAACAAGAAGTCGTTTACTGGCTACGCCAGTATTGTTGGATATTACATATCCATAATCTCCACCAGTGCTGTATCCGATTCTTACCGCAGATCCGGCTGAATCGCCTGGGTCATAACTTGATCCACTAGTTGTAAACAATCCTTGCCCAGCTACATGCAGCAATTGCTGTGGACTCGTCGTTCCAATACCGACATTGCCAGCGGTGGTGATCCGCATCCTCTCCGTCAAACCGTTGACGGCGAAAATAAGGGGGTGGGCACTGTTTGTGCCGATAACCCCAGCCCCGCCGTGATAGGCCCACATCCGGAGATCGACGGTGCCGGTGTACGCCCGCACTGTCGAATCTGCCGACGCCCGAACCACATCCAGCGCAACGGCTGGACTTGCTGTTCCAATACCGACATTGCCGGAGGAGTCGATTCTCATTCTTTCACTTAAAGTATTTGCCGTTGTCCCAGAAGATCCAGCAGAAGCAGTTTGAAATATTAGAGATCCGCTACCACCCGTTCCAGTTCCATTGCCAGTAGCAATAGTTAAGTTAGAACCAGCAGCATTTGTTCCTGTTCTAGCTGGTCCTCTTAAAGTAGCTGATGTAGTTGTAGCACTCAATTCCCCATTTCCAAAAATAATGTCACCTGTTACATTGATTCTCATTTTCTCTGTAGGTGAAGAGTTAGCCTTTGTATAAAATAATAATTCCCCACCAGAAATTGTTCCTGTACTATTTTGTAAAGCAGTTATTCCAGCAACATTGTAGTGAGCATCGCCTTGACCAAGACTTCTACTGAAAAATATTCCACCTAGCACTGCACCAGCGGTGTTGACGCCGCTGACTAAATTTAAGAAAGATTGTGTGGCATCATATATTTGTATTGTTTTTGCAGTTGGTGAAATACCAGTATAAGATGTTACACTATTAACAAAATTTGTTCCACCACCAAGATCTAAAATAACCGCAGGACTCGTTGTCCCAATACCAACTCTATCATTTGTTGCATCAACATACAATGTACTTGTATCTACCGTCAACGCAGCAATGGTTGCCCTAGTTCCATCAAATGTAAAATTGGCAGAACCTGTGGCGACTCCGCTAGAATTATATAAAACTTGTGTATTTGAACCGCCAATCGGCCCAGTTGCACCAGTAAATCCTGTAGATCCGAATTGACCTGTAGCTCCTGTCAACCCAGTTGATCCTGTAAATCCAGTAGATCCTGTCAATCCAGTTGCACCAGTAAATCCAGTTGCACCAGTAAATCCAGTTGCACCAGTAAATCCAGTTGCACCAGTAAATCCAGTTGCACCAGTAAATCCAGTAGATCCTGTAAATCCAGTTGCACCAGTAAATCCAGTAGATCCTATAAACCCAGTAGATCCTGTAAATCCAGTTGCACCAGTAAATCCAGTTGCACCAGTAAATCCAGTAGATCCTGTAAATCCAGTTGCACCAGTAAATCCAGTAGATCCTATAAACCCAGTAGATCCTGTAAATCCAGTTGCACCAGTAAATCCAGTAGATCCTGTAAATCCAGTTGCACCAGTAAATCCAGTAGATCCTGTAAATCCAGTTGCACCAGTAAATCCAGTAGATCCGAATTGACCTGTAGCTCCTGTCAACCCAGTTGATCCTGTAAATCCAGTTGATCCTGAGACTCCTCCTCCACCAATTTCAATATAATTGTATTCTAATGAATGTGTTTGTCCTGGAAGAGAAGAAGGTGATAACTCAATATATTTAAATATTAAATGAGTATATCCTTCACCCAAATTCGTTAAATCAACAGAAATATTATTCAATGCGTTCGAATAATTTGTTGCTAATTTTATTTTGTTTTCATCAATCGATATTACATAATAGATTTGCCAAGAAGTTAATCCACCAATATCAATTCCCTCATTAGAAGAATATATAACTCTATCACCAGTAGAAAAATTGTGTTCATCGATATAAATGGAATTTTCATTCAAATTAATTAAATCATCAAATGAACTCAAAAAGAATTGTATATCATCTAAATTAGATGTCAGATAAATTGCATTTGTATTTTTAACTACAACATAATATTCGGTTCCATCTGTCAAACCAATATTATATGGTGATGGGTCAGAGCCATTTTGATATCTTACATTAACTCCAGTTATTAAATTATGGGATGTTATTGATATTGATGAATCGACTATTGAATTCGATGATGTATTGAAATTCAGAGTTGTCATATTAAATTAATTCTGACCATCCCAATAGAGTGGCAACTTTTGTATTATTACCAAAAGAAGTTAATGCTAGTGTGAGTACATCAGATATTCCTGTTATAGATTTAGAAGTATCTACTACTGTTCTTCCTAATTGAATAGATGTTGATTGCAATGAAATTGTTGAATGAGAAGCTACGAAACCAGATAATATCTCAGTTCCACCACTAACTGTAGTTGCATCGATATTATAATCTATTCTACCTGAAGCAGATGTAACCCAATTTGTTGGATTTATTGTTGCATTCAACAACAATTTATATTGTAAGTTTGTATTAGTATCTAATAAAATAGCCAATTCAGATAAGACTGCAATCTGATCTAGATATGAAGAATTCAATCGAATGGAAATTGTAGGAGTTGCAGTTCCAGATCCATTAAGAGTTTGATAACCAACAACTCCTCTTGACGCAGAATATGATGTTCCCTTCAAATCATATCCACCTTCAGAAATAACAGAAGAACATATTTGTTTCATCGATGATGGAGATGCAGTTGTTCCAGTATTTTCTATCTCTAGTCTGATTGGAAGACAAGCTGTTGTCATATATGTAGATGGACAAATATTTTCATTATGAAAAATATGTGCCACTCTCATAACACCATCAACCACAAACCCAACTCTAACATCTCCAACACCAAGCCATTCAATATCAATAAATACGATATTCGCTTTGGTGATATCTAGAGTTCTTAATGCATCACCATTCCCATCAAATGTATCTACGTTCCAATCCGCTTGCGCTACTCTTTTTTCTACAATCGTTCCGACAGGACCAGTGGCGCCGCCGCCGCCGCCAGAATATGATCTTAGAACAATCCAATTTCCTGTTCCATCATTCTCGAAATAGATACCATTCTGGTGACCGAAATATCCAGTTCTTTGTCTTAGATTCGTCTTTTGCTCATTAAATGCAAATGATTCTAAAATCAATAATGATTTTCCTGGTTGATAAGGAAAAATATTTTTGGATTCTCTTATAATATAGTGACCGGAACCAGTTCCAATATGTAAATTAATAGCTGATTCTGCGCTTGAATGTGTTATATACGATGTTCCTATTCCTGTTGCACCGGAAAACCCAGTCGCACCAACAGCATTATTGACATAAGTAGTGAACTTACCATTAGGACCATATCTATGTTGCGAATCGAAAAGCGTAAATGGCGAAGAGACTCTTTGTCGACCAAAAGCATCATTAACTGTTGATTTAGAATCAGTTGTTTGGTTTCCCCAACGATCCGCTAACATAAACATCTCGTATCTTTGTGGAGAATCGTCTATAATTTGCAAATCTTTTCTGTATTGAGCCATTTAATCTTTTCCTCTTACTATATCGTAAAAGTATTTATCAGAATCTTCTGTATACCATTTCGATCGTCCTTCACATTTCCAAATATGTTCATTTACTTTATAATCTGGTTTTGTTTCGCAATCTATATATGGTTTCGTAATAAATGATGGTTCGAACCAACAGATTCTGTTATTTGGTTGTGCAGCAAAATTACCATTATCTAACTTCAAGATGTGAGCAGTCTTAAATCCACCTTCTCCTGGATTTTCTGCTGTCGGTGAGCCGTACCAATCTAGAGTAAAACAATATTCACCTTCATACCAAGACTTATCTTTTAGGAAAGCAGATGCTCTCATTCCACGAAGATAATCATATTCTACACAAGTTAGATCGTATGAGAAACAATCCCAAAGTTCTAGAACTTCAAGTGGTTGTGGTTCGGTCTCTTTCCAACAGAATGCAGAAATAGGTAATCTGGCTACTTGTGCACCATTATTAATCATGCATGAAAAAGTGATTGCTCTGGCTGGTATTGAAGTAACACCAAACACAGAGCAAGGAATAAATTCACCAAAACGATCTTCTAAATTATAGAGATATTCTTTTCTTAACAGACAATATTGTAGTGGAATATTAATGGATAATGTAGGCATTATCCATTATTTATTGTGTTACTACAAATACCATTCAGACTCAACTAAGTTTCCACAAACTTCACATATTTCTCCAACTTTTTTATTAGGATTATAAGGATGATCTTCGTATTCTGCAGATAGACACCAGCAACGTTCTTCTGTGAAAGATTCTATTTTGGCGAGAGAATATCCACGTTGAGTCGATTGATTAATAATTTTCAGGATAATCTTTCGAAAATCTTCCGCAGTATTGTTACCATAATATAGAGCCGAACCTGTTATCTCATCTGCTAGTTGTTCGTTCCATTGCATCAATTCTTCAATTGTCATTTCCAAACATCTTCCCAAGATCCAGTCAGAGCACCCTTCGCATAATCTGTAGAACGATTCTCAAAGAAACTTGTGTGACCGACTCCAACCATCGCATCGACCCAAGTTAGAGGATTCTTCTTAACTTTAAAGATTCCTTTCATACCCATCGAGATTAATCTCTTATCTGCAATATAGCGAATATATTTCTTAACTTCTTCGGGAGTAAGATTCTCCATCGGACCCATACTAAATGCCAGATCAATAAATTGATCTTCTAATTCTACCATTTTAGTTGCGATGGTATAGATTTCTGATTTCAACTCATCGTCCCAAATCTCTCTATTCTCTTCGATAAAAGTTCTGAATAATCGAATCATTGATTCAGAATGCATATCTTCATCCAACAGAGACCATTGGATAATCATACCCATTCCTTTCATCTTTCCGTGTCTTGCAAAATTAAGCAACATAACGAATGAAGAGAATAATTGCATTCCTTCTGTAAAAGCAGAAAATACTGCAATATTCTTAGCAATACTTCTGATATCATCGCCCTTATGTGAGAAGATATATTCGTGCTTCTCTTTCATAGAAGTATATTCTAAGAATTCATTATAAGTTGTTTCTGGTAGACCAAGAGTCTCAACAAGATGAGAATAAGCGGCAACGTGAATTGCTTCACGAGCAGCGAAACCAAGTAACATCATTCGAACTTCTGGTTGTGGAAAAAATGGTAGATAATTTGTGACATATCCATCTGAGACGTCAATATCTCCTTGTGTAAAGAAACGAAAGATATGTGTTAAGAAAGTCTTTTCTGAAGTAGACAACTTTTCCTTCCAATCTTTAATATCTTGCATCATTTCTACTTCAGTCCACAACCAATGCATTTGTTCATGTGTTCTCCAGGCGTCAAAACACCAAGGATAATTCATTGGTTTGAATGTAGATCTTTTATCAGTCAATTGCAATTGATTCTTTTTCTTTGACATATTATTCCTGAACTAGAGTTATACTTTCGAGTAAATGTTTTCTTATTATGATTATAGATATCCCAAGATCAAACAAAGGTTTAAACTTTTCTTTTGGATAATTTCCTTTTAGATCTAATGTAATTGATTTATTAAACCAATCAAATTCTATATCGTCATCAAAATCAAAATTTTCTGGATCGTGTTCAAATATTTCATGGACCATCATATCTAACTTATATTTTTTAGATTGATAAGAAATGAAGTGATGAATCATTTCCTCAATAAAATTTGGTTCATTCACAAGCAATACACCCTTCTCCTTCGACTATTGATTTGATATCAATATCTTCAATTCTCTTTCTATCGATTCTCTGTGAGATCTTATTGGCTTTTCTAATCTTTTCTGATCTACAATAATATAATGCTTTCAAACCAACTTTCCATCCTAAGAAATGAATCGCATGAAGATATTTTACGTGTGTATCTGGTTTGAAGAATAGATTGACAGATTGTCCTTGATCAATATATTTCTGTCTATCACCAGCTTTTTCAATAATCCAACGTTGATCGATTTCAATTGCTGTCTTGAACACTTCCTTCTCATCATCTGTCAGACAAGTTAGATGTTGAACTGATCCGTCATTCAATACTATTGAATTCCAGATTTCTTCCATATCAACATTCTTTTTGAGAAGAACTTTTTCTAGTTCATGATTTCTGTGAATAAAAGAACCAGACAGAGTATCTTGTCTGAATACATTTGCTCTAAGAGGTTCGATAGAAGGACTTATGTTACCCATGATGATGGATGTGGAAGCAGTTGGTGCAATTGCAATGCAATTTGAAAATCTCTTTCCTGAACCAACCATATCCGGAGCCTCACCACGTTCTTTTCCTAATCTTAGATTGGCTGCATCGGCATATTCTTTCATTGTCTTAAAGAAAGTTTTATTAAAGATCTTAGCTGCGACTGATTCAAATGGGATAGATTTAGATTGCAGATATGAATGATATCCCAAAACTCCAATCCCAATTGCTCTCTCCATCATCGCACTATATTTTGCTCTTTTAATTGTTTTTGGGGCATCATTAATAAATCTAGTTAAGACATTATCTAACATCTCAGCAACATCAGAAATAATCTGTTCAAAATAATCCTTAAACTCATCATATCTGTAAATATTAATTGACGATAAACAACATACTGCTGTTCGATCTTTATCCGTACACAAATGGATCTCTGAACATATATTCGATTGTCTTATCCTTAGACCTTTATCATATTGTTCTCTTGGTAGAGCATTATTTGCAGTATCAATGAACATCAGATAAGGTTCACCAGTCATCATTCTCAATTCCAAAAGTAACTGCCAGAGATACTTTGCTGAAACCGTTTCTTTAATTTCCTTTGAAGACGGATCGATAAGATTCCAGGAATCATCTGCATTCGGATCAATCATACATCGTTCAATAATTTGCATGAAAGAATCTGGGATCATAACAGCATTATGCATATTAAGACAGCGAATATTTGGATCGCCAGTCGGTTTTCTCATCTCCATGAAGTTAATGATATCAGGATGTGAGATATCAAGATAAGCAGCATATGATCCACGTCTAGTTGTTCCTTGTCTGTATGCTAGAGAACAGGCATCATAAGTTTTCATATGTGCCATAACACCAGTAGACTTTTCGCTAGAAGATCTCATTCCTACACCCAAACCAACTCCACCACCCAACATAGATAACCAATTAGTTTCAGCTAGAGTATCAATTAAACCTTCTGCTGAGTCATGTATATGGGCAAGATAACACGAAATTGGCAATCCTTTCTTTGTTCTACCATAAGAAAGAATTGGTGTAGAAAAACTCAACCAATGTTTAGATGCATAATCATATAATCTTTGTGCGTGTTCTGGATTAGAACCGAAAGTCTTTGCAACGAATGCATATCTTTCTTGTGGAGAGATTTCCTCTTCTCTCATATACGATTCCTGTAATCTCTTCAAACCTAATTCATCAAAGAGAGAATCTCTTGAACGGTCAATATTAATACCTAGATATTCTGACATCTAAACTCCTACTTAATATAAGGGAAAATTTTATTTATGGCTTCGGCACAAGCACGTGCAACTAATTGGTGTTCTTTCTGTGTACCATTACCATCACGAACTTCAATGTAATGAATCCAGGAACGAATAGAACCTTTAATGTACATTCTTGAAACTGTATTACCTTCCGGTAGCATAACTCTTGCTACTTCCTTAGCAATACCTTGTGAAATTGCATTTTCATAATTAGCTTTAGCAATATCAATTACTTGTATTTGTAACTGTTTCCAAATCTCAGCCAATTCATCATTATTAATTAGAATTGAATTCTGTCTATTCTTTGTATCTTGAAGTCTACATTCCTTTAGACAGAAATCTAATTCTTTTGTTGGATCTGCATATCTTTGTGAAAATTCCTGGAATGAAAAAGAACGATGTCTTAGAATCTGACGTACAATATCTCTGGTGCTTGTAATCTCAAGACAAACATCAACCATCTCAAATGGAGACCAATGTTTATTCTTAATTAGATAATTAAGTAGCTTATCGACTGTATCTAGATTGTTTTGGTTTGAGGGATTAGAAACTCTGGCACAATAAGAGATTAAATTTTGAATACCATCATCAATAAATCCTTGTGAAAATTCTTCTGGATTTGGTTGTGTGTAGGAAATCAATTTAACGGAAAGAATATCTTCATATTTCTTATACATTCTTCTTTCCTCCAGAATATGGAAAAGCTAATCCTTCTTGAATTAACTTAATATTAAACGATTGGTTAGATTCAACATCTTTCTCAGACACATAAACATAAGCCAAGACACGCCCATATTTATCATCTTTATCTAACTGCGTTTTCAAAATTATTGTTTTATTTTCTAAAGCATATTTAGTTCTAGCTGTCGCCTTTACAGCCAATTCACGTTCCGATACGATCCTTGAATTTTTTTCTGGAGTATCGATTCCATTCAATCTAACAATCTTTCGAATACTTACTCCAAACCCCAAATCAATTTCAGATTCAATTGTATCGCCATCTATAACTCTTAAAATCTTAGCACTGTAAGTATACATGTCACACCTTCTTCCAAATATTAAATTTAAATAATGCTTCTAACCCCGAATAAGACGATTCTGTTAATTCTGAATCAATATCTAAACCTGCAAGAACCATATCATTGACATCTTTACATTTGTTTTCTTTTTTCCAAATTACAATTTTACATCCAGAATCTATTACAAAATTCATATTTTGAATAATCTGTTTATTTGATGGTTCATTATCAAAAACGAATATTGCTTTAGGATAATCTTTTATTAATTTTGATAATTCAGCTCCAGCTGTAGCCAGAGCATTTTTCACAAATAACGAATCAATTGGACCTTCAAATATCCATAAAGTTGTATTTGTATTTATACGTTCTAAACCATATATTTTATCATTATCTTCGTGTAATTTAATTGTAATATATCTTGCGATACTGTCTTCCAATGCACGACCTTGAACTGCTATCAATTTACCAGTTTTATCAAAGAAAGGAATCACAATCCTTGGATCTTTTGGTTTTAAGTTCTTAGATTTTTCTTTATTAATAGATTCGACATATTGTTTAAAGTCGTTTGTAAAAAACAATTTATTCCAATGCTCAGATGGTATTTCTCTTGATCTAATATATTCTTTTGCGTAATGTCCGTCTTGAAGATCCTTTATAGATTCCAAACCGATATCATAATTTATGATTTTTTTCTGAAATTTGTTTTTTGCATCAGAAGAAACTAGGATTGGTTTCTTGTAATTATGATTTGGATGAGTATCTCCTGATGTGAATCTCTCGAATATATATTGTTTATGTAAAACAGGGTCTAAGAATTTAAGGAAATTAGAGAACGTTGTGCCTTTCACACAATTATGACACTTAAAAAAGAGGTCGTTGTGTTTCCTGTAGACATAACCTCTCGCCTTTGATTCTCTCTTCTTCGAATCCATACAATATGGACATCTAAAATTCCATAAGACTTCAGACTTCTTCTTAAATAAGTCTAATTTAGGAGATATCAACGAAAGATATTTTGAATCAACCAATATACTCATATAACTATTATACTATATAACATATGATTCATCAATATGATTTTTTGAGATTCAACATCATCTCACTTGACGAACTTGACTTTCTACGCTATACTTAGTATGTAGCGATTTTAAGTATATTACTTATAGAATATATGACTATCGATGACTACTATTCTCTTATATTTCCAACCTGGGTTGATACTCTTCTCATGAAAGAATATAGATCCTTTGGTTGGATCTTGAGTTTCATTTGCAAGAATCTTTTTTGATAATCTATAACATTCATCCCATCTATCTCGTTCTTTGATGGAATTGTTTTTTCCATACCAAGAAAATTGTCTCTTACTAGAAACTATTTCACAAGGATCCGTTCCATATCCTTTTTTTATTCTGTTTAGAATTATATGTCCGACTGCAATTTTCCCCATATAAGATTCTCCTCTTGCTTCGTGATAAATTGCTTGTGTCATACAGTTTACATTTCTATTGCTTGTATCATAGCTAAAAACAAGCGTGCAAAAAGCAATAGAAATTATTATATTTCTAATCAAAATTGTCTCCTATAAATAGTTTTGATGAATTTAATTCATGACGAAAGAATGGTGTGCTGAGAAATTTAGTGCATAACTATATTTAGGAGATAATAAAATGAAATTGACATTAGGACAACTTAAAAATTCTGAAGCTGCGTTGGTTGCACTATCAAACTGCACTTTACCAATTAATATTGCATACAGAATTTCTAAGGCTTTAAAAGTAATAGCTTCTGAGCTCACAAATCTAGAAGAAACAAGACAGAAGTTAGTGCAAAAATATGGTGTAGAGAACGAAGGAAGTGTTGTGGTAACTGAAGAAAATCTTAATATGTTTGTTGAAGAATTAAATCCTCTTCTACAGGAAGAAATTGAGATTCCACTAGAACCTATTAAAGTAGAGTCTCTTCCGGAATCAGTTAATTTGTCGCCAATACAATTATCACAATTAAGTTTTTTTATTGCTGATTGAATTTATAAGTTCATATTTCTTAGGGAACTCTTTAAGAGTTCCCTCTTTATTTATATAAATAAGATAGGAGTATGTAATGGCAACGCCAACAACTAGAGAACAATTTTCCGATTACTGTTTAAGAAGACTAGGTTTTCCTGTAATAGAAATAAATGTTGCAGAAGAACAAGTTGATGATAGAATCGATGATGCCATAACGAAATATTTTGATTATCATTTTGATGGCGTTGAAGAAGATTATCTTATTGTTCCTATAACTAATACGGATGTAACTAATGGATATATTACTCTAGATGAAAAAGTATTTTCTGTAATATCTGCACTTCCTGTCGGTAATGACGTTTCTACAGGAGTTGGTAGTGGCGATCTATTTAATGCACAATATCAGTTCTATATGAACGATTTCTATAATACATCAAATATTATAGGAAATAATTTAGCTTATTTAGATTCTATGAAGTCGTATCTTGCTACTATGCAGATGTCATTATCACCATTAAATTCTTTTAACTTTAATAGAAAAACAAATAGAATTAGATTCAACGAACCGCTCTCTTTATTAAAAGAGAAAACATCCAATATTGTTTTGAAAATTTACAAGAAATTAGATATCAATACTTTTAACGATATTTGGGCTGACGAATTTCTTAAGGAATATGCTACAGCTCTAATTAAAAGACAATGGGGCGAGAATCTTAAGAAATTTGGAAATATGAATTTGCCAGGCGGTATAACAATTAATGGTGATGCAATATATTCAGAAGCTATAACTGAAATAGAAAAATTAGAAACAAGACTCACTAAAGATTTACAATTACCGTTGGATCTATTTATTGGATAAATCATGCCAACTAATAAATTTTTTCAATCCGGTCGTGGTATAGGTTCTACAGAAGAACAGAATCTTCTCCAAGTTTTGGTAAATGAATCTATACAAATTGCAGGATGTGATTTTGTTTATTTACCAAGAACTATTGTTAATGTTGATGAATTATATCGTGAAGATTATATATCTAAATTCGAGAGAAATTTTGTAATAGAAATGTACATAGAGAATTATGAAGCATTTCTTGGGGACGGAGCTTTAATTTCTAAATTTGGATTCACTCTAGGTGATAGATTAAGATTAATTGTTTCTAGAGAAAGATTTGAATCTATTGTAGGAAAGGTTCTTCCAGTCGAAGGTGATCTTATAATGTATCCTACAGCAAGATCCCTTTTCGAAATTAAATATGTTGATGATAAGAATCCTCTATTTCCTCTTGGGGCGAGACAATATTTTATTCTAACTTGCGAAGTATTTAAATATTCTAATGAAACTATTGACACTGGTACTGAAGCAGATGAAGTTAATGTAACTTATAATAATGATGGTGCTACAGGAATTGGTGATCCATTTGCTAAGAACGATAAAATACAATCTAAATCCGATATTATAATAGACTTCACAGAGTCAAATCCTTTTTCTAATATCAATAATTAATTATAAAGGAATATGTGTATTAAATGTTAAATTCATCAAACTTTTATTTCTCTACAATTAGAAATCTGACTGCAGCTTTTGGTTCTCTATTTAATAATATAAGAGTCTTAAGATATAATCAAGATGGATCGATAGAAAAAACCATTAAAGTTCCACTTGCATACGCATCTGCAGATAAAACCATCACGATGTTACAGCAACAAGATGTTCAGAGAAGAGATAATTATGTTGATGTAAAAGTTATTCTTCCAAGATTATCGTTTGAGTTAACTTCTATGTCATATGATTCAACAAGAAAACAACAAACTATTGGAAAGAATATATTTGTTCCACAAAATGATTTGACGTTTAATGCTTCAAGTGCCGTTAATGTAAGTGAAAATACCATAACTATCCCGTCACATAATTTAAGAACTGGTCAATCAGTAACTTATATTAAAGGATCTGGAAATTCAATTGGAGCAACAGGATTTTTTGATGGTGGAACTTATTACACAATTAAGACGACTAACAATACAATTAAACTCGCTTCTTCTAAATCTTTAGCTGAAGCCGGAACAGCAATTGATTTAATCGCACCAGGTTCCGGTATTTCTACGTTAAAAACAACATATATTGGACAGTATAATCCAGTTCCTTATAATTTTGAATTTACTGTTAATTTATTTGTTAAATATATTGATGATGGTCTACAAATTATAGAACAGATTCTTCCATATTTCACTCCTTTTTATACCATTACTCTGAACGATATACCATCTATTGATATGAAGAGGGATGTGCAAATTACTTTAACATCAGTTTCACAATCAGATGAATATGAAGGATCAGTAGAAGATGATAGAATTTTAACATGGACGTTAACATTTGTTGCAAACTCTTGGATTTATCCACCAATTTCTGATGCTAAGATTATTAAAAATGCTGTTACTAATTTTTACGAATTAGATACTACACAAAAATTAGTAACAACAACAGTTTCCGTCAATCCATCTACAGCAGATAGAGATGATGTTTATACAATAAATACAACTATTACGGAATATTAAGGAAATTACATGTCAGCAGGTTACACTAATTTAAAGATAGAATCTGGTGCTACATTTAGTACAACAATTGAATTAAATAATTCTGATGGTTCATCGATGAATCTAACTGGATATACTGGTAGTTGTAAAATAAGAACATCATATTATTCGGATTTCAACGTATATCCTTTAACTGTTACTATAGATTCTCCTCCAACTGATGGTAAATTAACATTATCAGCTACTGCAACACAAACTGCAACATATAAATCGGGTAGATATGTTTATGATGTTGAGATAACAAATGGTTCTATTGTAACTAGAGTTATTGAAGGAATTGTAGAAGTTAAACCAAACGCAACAAAGTAAAATGTCAAATATAACAGTTACAATACCATCATCAACGACTGTAAAAGTTGCATCAATAGGAACTCAGGGCACAATAGGTAATCAAGGTTCTACAGGAATAGGTGCGACTGGTTTTACTGGAGCGACAGGAACATTTTCTGGATCTAATCGTGAATTGTTGTATCTAGATAATACATCTGTAGTTGGGGCAACAGGATTAACATGGGTCAAAGAAACTAATACACTAACAATGACTGGACAACTTTCAATTGATCCAGCATTAATTTCTGGTAAAAGAATCACAAATATTGGTGTTACAGAAACTGTTATCGATGAATCGCCTATATCTACATTCAGAACAGTGAAATATGTATTACAAGTTTCATACCTCACAAATTTCCAATGTTCTGAAATTCTATTGATCCATAATGGAACAACAGCTAATATATCCGAATACTCTAGAGTACATACTTCAGCAAATCCTCTAGTAACTTATACAACCAATATCACTGGTGGAAATATAAGATTAATTGCATCCGCCGCAGCAGGATCTACAACTAAAATTGATTTATATAAGATCGCATTTGGAGTATAACGCTGGAATAATTATGTACTTTTAAAGTGCATAAATATGATTAGACATTTACTAGTCAATCATAGTAGATGGATAGTGGGTTAGAGATTATTAGAAAATTTCTATCTCATGTATAATTTATTTGGTCAATTTTGACCTAAATACTCAAGTATATTATAATTGAATTAGGAGTTATAATGAGTCAAAAGTTTAGATTTCATATTCTACCACCACCACATGTAGTAACTAATGCAGAATTTTCGGCTTGTGCGTACGGACAAAAGACACGCAAATTCGGGAAAATGATGGTCTCACGTGGACACGAAGTTATTCATTATGGTCACGAAGATTCCGAACTAGAGTGTACGGAACATGTTACGGTTGTTACCAATGACGATTTTAAGAAAGCATATGGTGATTTTGATTGGCGCAAGAATTTCTTTAAGTTTGATATGAATGATCATGCTTATCAAACTTTCTATAAGAACGCTATTAGAGAAATTCAAAAGAGAAAACAACCAAACGATTTCATTCTACCTTTCTGGGGATGGGGTAATAAACCAGTATGTGATGCGTTTGTAGACGATATGATTATCGTAGAGCCTGGTATTGGATATGCTACAGGCCAATTCTCTCCTTGGCGAATCTATGAATCATATGCCATTCGTTCTGCTGTTGGTGGTCATGAAGCTGTTGGTCAGTGCAAAGAATCCTGGTATCATGCTGTGATTCCTAATTATTTCGATCCAGATGAATTTGAATTTTCAAAAGAGAAAGATGATTATCTTCTATTCATGGGTAGAATCTATCCTGGAAAGGGTATTGATGTTGCCTATCAAGTCTGTGAAAAACTTGGGTTGAAATTGAAGATCGCAGGACAAGGTTCTCTTGAGGAGCATGGATATAAAGAGATTCCTGGTCAGATCGAAGTTATCGGATACCTTAATGCAGAAGATAGAAAGAAGGTACTCTCTAAGGCGAAGGGATTCTGGCTTCCTTCTATGTTCAACGAACCTTTTGGTGGAGCATCTATCGAAGCTCTTTTTGCAGGTTGTCCTATTATCACAACAGATTGGGGTTCACACGCAGAGAATAATTTACACGGAGTAACTGGTTATCGTTGTCGTTCATTCTCAGAATTCTCTTGGGCGGCTAAGAATATTGACAAGATCAATCCACAAGATTGTAGAGATTGGGCAATGGCTAACTTTTCTTTAGATCGTGTTGCTAGAATGTACGAACATTATTTCACCATGGTTCATAACGTATATACTGGAAAAGGTTGGTATGCGGAAGACGATCACCAGGATGAATTAGAATGGTTGAATCGTTATTATCCAGCAGGGATTAAGAGAGCGTAATAGTATGAGATTTATATCTCATCGTGGTAATCTATCAGGACCTGATAGATGTTACGAAAATGATCCAGGATATATTGATCATGCGATTTCTATCGGTTATGATGTTGAAATAGATGTTAGAATCTATAATTCAGAAATATATCTGGGCCACGATTATCCTCATCATAAGATTGACATCGATTGGTTATTGGCTAGAAAAGATAAATTGTGGACTCACTGTAAAGATACAGTGAGTTTATCATTATTCAATAAATGTTATTCTGATCTAATTTATTTCACACACGATTCTGATATTGCTACATTAACGAGTAATGGAGTTATTTGGGCTTATCCTAGTATAAATATAATCGATAACTCAATTCATGTTCTTCCTGAGTTAAATTTCGACGAATCCAATGCAAATAAATTGTCAACTTGTTTTGGAATTTGTTCAGATTATATTACTAAGTATGAGGTGATTCTAAATGAATCTTTTCGTTGAACAATTAGATGACGATCAAAAATATATTATTGCTGAATATCTAGTTGAATCTTCCACTAATCTAAGAGAAGCAGCATGGAATATCGCAATAGGACAGAGTGTAGGTAATCCTAATGTCAGGAACGAATGGGAAACTGATTACCTGTTCGAAAATCATTCTTGTATGATTTTAGGTGATGAAACAACTCTACTTAATGGTACTTCAGGTATCGTAAAGATTGCATTTCCAATAATTAATACTGATTGGGATACTGATGGTATTTCGCATCTATTATGTCAATTAATGGGTGGACATTTAGACATCAATATTATTCAAAGATGTAGATTAGTTCGCCTGCATCTACCAGATTCTGTCACCGGATCTTTTCTTGGTCCGAGATTTGGGTTATCTGGTATCAGAAAATTTACAAACCAATACAATAAACCATTATTCGGTAGTATTGTTAAACCTAAAATTGGAATTACACCAGAAGTTCTATTAGAAATGGTTAAGCAAATGGTTGATGGTGGTGTAGATTTTATTAAAGAAGATGAAATCATGAGTAATCCTCTATGTGCTCCACTTGAGAGACGTGTAGATATTATTGCAAATTATCTATCGAAACAATCAAGAAAAGTTATTTTCTGTCACACAATTAATTGTGATCCACATGTTGTTATGGATAGAATTAATTCAGTTTATCAGAATGGTGGTAATGGTGTACACATCAATGTTTATAGTGGTTTAGGTGTATATAACAGTATAAGAAAATCTAACTTACCCCTATTCTTACATTTACAGAGTAGTGGTGCCAAAATATTCACGGACGTTTCACATCGTTTCAGTATTTCTTGGCCAGTTATCTGTAAATTAGCAACTTTGATGGGTGTTGATACTATCCAAACTGGTATGGTTGGTGGATATAGTAACGACGACCCAGACGAGATTCTAGAGTGTTTAGATATTCTCAGAGCTGGTAATACAGCTCCAGCATTGAGTTGTGGAATGCATCCAGGATTAATTCAAAAAATAACTAATCTAGTTGGATTTGATTATCTAGCAAATGCTGGTGGAGCAGTTCATGGTCATCCTGGAGGAACACTTTCTGGGGCATTGGCAATGAGACAATCAATTGATGGAAATGAAGGCGAAGAATATAGAATTGCAATTGAGAAATGGGGAATTATTAGATGAATATAACTATCAACAATCATTATATTAACATCATAGAACATAATACAGATATTAAGGGATTGAAATTCAAACCCCAGATGTCTCAATACAGTAACGATGATGATTGGAATTTTACATGGACTGCTGGACATAATGTAGAAATTACCAAAAACTCATATGATCTAGTAGATAAGGTGTGTAAAGATTACATGACGCACGGTATTATCGAAATAGGAGTATCTAGAAACGGTCTAGGTTCTTTCACTAATGCGTTATTGACAAATAAACCAGATAATATTCCATATCTAGGTATTGATTTAGATGATAAGTCTTATTTGAATAATGAAGAGAAGAGAGTGTATACTATTCGTGAGAATTCGGCGAATCAAACCACAATTCGTAAATATGCCGAAGAAATTGGAATGGATAAAATTTCTATCTTGTTAATCGATGGTTGGCATTCGGTTAATATGGTAATCAATGATTGGTTGTATACCGACATGCTATCGGAAGATGGTATTGTTATTTTCCACGATACAAATTCACATCCTGGTCCAGTTGTATTTCTACCTGCAATAGACGAAAGTATGTATAGAGTAGAAAAATATTTTGAACACGACGACGATTATGGATTGAGTATTGCTTACAGAATCTAATTATGCATATTCTTATTCCTATGGCTGGAAGAGGTTCCAGATTCAACAATACAGAATATACATTACCTAAACCTCTAATAAAAATAAATAACAGACCTCTTATTGAATATGTAATCGAATCATTAGATTTAGAAGGCGACTATATATTCGTGGTCCAAAAATGGCATATTGAAGAATATGCCATAGACAAAATTTTAAGAAAAATCAAACCGGATTGCAGAATAATTGATATTGATTACACCACAGAAGGTCCGGCTTGTTCTGCACTACTAGCCAAAGAATTAATTGATAACGAAACTGAATTGCTTATTACTAATTGCGATCAAATTATGAATTGGGATGGAAAAACTTTTCTCAATACTTGTAAGTTATATGATGGGACTATAGTGACATATTATGAAAATTCTAACAAAAATAGTTATGCCAAAATAAACACTAAAGGGCGTGTTGTTGAGGTTAAAGAAAAACAAGTTATAAGCAACATTAGCTTGAATGGAATTCATTATTGGAAACGTGGTAGATATTTTGTTGAGAGTGCAGAACAAATGATCTCGAATGGAGAAAGATATAATTCTGAATTTTATATTGGTCCTTCATATAATTATCTAATTTCTAAAGGATACGAGATTGGTATTCATCACATACCAAATGAGCAGCATAATGCTGTAGGTATTCCCGAAGATCTTGAAAAGTATCTTATTAGACGGAACTTATGATTATAAAACACTTATCTGAGTTTTTTCGTGGTTGGGTTGTTGGTGATTTTGAACCTAATATTATTAGAACAAAAGGCTTTGAAATTGGTATACTCACACACAAGAAAGACGAATACTGGCCAGCGCATTATCATAAAATTGCTACGGAATATAATATTCTAATTTCAGGTAAAATGATTATAGCAGATAGAACTTTAAATTCAGGAAATATATTCATAATTCAACCAAATGAAATTTCTGAACCAATATTTGTTGAAGATTGTACTATACTTTGTATTAAGGTTCCGAGTGCTCCTGGAGATAAATATTTGGTATGAAACGAGTAGCTTTTCTAATTAAAGGTGCTGTATCTAAAGTCACAGGTAAATTCGATTTACCTGGACAATTATATAGAGAAGGCGAATACATTAATTATGTCGCAGCATATAATTCTATTGTCAAACATTTCATAGAACCGAATTCAGACTATAAATTCGATTTCTTTATACATTCATGGAATCCAGACATACAAGAAAATTTAACAAGTTTATACAAACCAGTTGCATATAAGTTCGAAGATAACAATTTATACAAAGAAATCATAATATCTAAATTAGAACAATCTAGAGTCAATCACAATTCCTTTGCCATCGCATCACATTCGTTATCAATAAAGCTAGGTTGTGAATTGATAGACGAATGGGTTAAGACTCAAGGAATTAGTTACGATCTCGTTATCCTTTATCGACCAGATATTCTAATATGGAAAAATGTTATTCTTTCTGAATATGATGTTAATTGCATAACACTAAACAATTATCAAGATTATCGAGGCGATTTCCATTTCATAATGAATTATGAAAATATGCTATTATTTAAAGATGCATGGGATTCTATCTCAACCAATAACCCTCCATTAGAACACAAATTATTCCCTAAATACATACAAGAAATTATCAGAGTTCCGATAAGAAATGATAATATTATTGCTGGTGAACACCAGGCTCCGATAAGATATATACACACTTCAATGATCGCTTCTAATAAATTGAAAATTTCTGACATAATACAATATGGTTTTACTGAAGAGGAATTGAGAAGATATGTCAATATTTACTAACATGCGTGTTGCTATTAATTTGTGTGGAATATCATATGGTGATAGAGGGCGGGATTGGCGAAGAGGATACGAAAATATCAATAAGAATTTAATATATACTTTTGAGAATCCGAATATTTATATAACAACTTATCACAATGAAACACAAGAAGAACTAATTGATAAATATAAACCCAAGAAACATCAATTAATCCAATATTCTAATTCTGATTTAAGAACAACTTATAAGAAATCTTTAGAATCGATGATAGAAGAAGATATAGATCTGATTGTTTCTACAAGATTTGATATATTATTCAATGACTCGATTAGCAATTATAATATAGATCCAGAAAAATTCAATTTCTTCTTCAGAGAAAAGGGATGGTGGGATAATCATAGATATACTGCAGATCCACAATATTTTAGTGTATTCCCTAAAAAGTATATTCTTCCTCTAATAGAATCTGTTCAAGATGTGTATGAAAAACCACACAGATTAGATTGTCCAGATCTACATCCAACATATTCTAGGTTGGCTCCAAAAATCGGAGAAGAGAATATACATTTCATATATGATGTTGAAGCACTATCACACGATAACGAATACGTCAAACTAGATAGAAATACGAGATAATATTATGATAACTGTAATTATACCAACTCTCTGGAAATGTGAAACAACTCAAACATTATTATTTGATCTGATTTCTGTCGATCAGATAGATGAAATTATCATCATAAACAATGATTCCACTAACACCCCGAAATGGGATATTTTGAATAATTGCAAGATAACTGTTATCAATAAACATCAAAATATCTTCGTCAATCCTTCTTGGAATCTTGGAGTTGATATATCTAAAAATAACTCAATATGTTTACTTAATGATGATATTACATTCGATAAATCTATTTTCAATTTAATTAACGAAGATTTGTTATTATCCGTAGGATTGATTGGTATAGATATTTACAATAATGAAGGTGAACCTAGAATAGAACAGATTCAAGACTGGCCATTTGCTTTTGGATGTATGATGTTTGTACATAAACATAAATACAAACATATACCGGAACAACTAAAAATAATGTGGGGTGACACTTTTCTCCTAATAAATCTGAAGAGATTCGGATTATATGTTGTAAGAGGTTCAGCAGTTTCCAATACTATATCTATCACATCAGGTAATTCTGAGGTAATCAATAAATACAACTTACCACAAATAATTTCAGATGAAACAAATTGGTGGAATAATAATCAAGATAAAATCCATATATGAAATACTTTAATCATGAAATAGAAAAATTTCTAAATAAAATTAATTCCGGTGAACATTTTGCGTTAGCCAGATTCGGTGACGGTGAAATGATTGCACTAAGAAAAGAGACCATTGCATCTGGTTATGGGGAATGGATGACTAATGGTCCTGAGCCACAATATGAAATTGCAAGATCGCTTTTACATAAATCATTTACATACAGAGATCCAAATTATTATGTCGGAATAGTTTGTCCATGTTGTCAAGGACAAGCGAATTTTCAAAATATGAAAGATGTGAGCGGTCAACATGAAGATAATTTAACTTTTGCTAATATCTTCGTAAATTCCAATTATAAATTTTTCGTAGATAATTTTATACCTGAATTCAAGAAGAAAGATATTGTATTGATTGCTAATAGTAAATCACAAGTAGACAATCTTCCATTTCCTTGCACATTTATTGGTGTTGGTTATAATGCTTGGGTAAATGATTTGGCTGTTATAGATTTTATTAAAAATATGCGATCAAGTAATAAGATCTTCTTATTTGCTTGTGGTCCTTTGGGTAAGATATTATCTCAAAGTCTATGGGAAACCAATCAAAATAATACATATCTTGATATTGGTTCAACATTACATCCTTGGTTGGGTTCAGATATAAATATTAGAGGTTACTATCAACCAGATTCTTTTCACTCAAAATTAACTTGTACATGGGGTTCTTAATAAAATGAATGATATAACTGTGGTGCTAAATGGATATAGACGGCCTGAAAATTTAAAAGAACAATTTGATGCTGTAACAACATCAACAATTCAGCCGAAGCATATTATGTATTGGCAGAATTCGATGCCAGGAGTTCAATACGATAATACATATATTAATAAATGTGTTTCTTCTATTTCAAACACAAATTTTGGAGTATGGTCTAGATTCTATTATGCTTTGAATGCTAGAACAAATTGGGTTTGTATTTTCGATGATGATACTATTCCAGGTAAGAAGTGGTTCGAGAATTGTTTAGAGACTCAGAAGAATCATCCTGGACTTCACACAACTATTGGTGTAATTATCAATAATTCCAATTTTGGATATGAGAAACGTATTGGTTGGGATAACCCCAACGAAAAAGCAGAAATGGTTGATTATGGTGGTCACGCTTGGTTCTTCCATAGAGATATGATCACTCATTTTTGTAGAGAATTGCCTCCTATTAATCACGAATTCTCAGTTGGTGAAGATATGCATTTCTCTTGGAT